TCTGATTGAACCACTGAAGACCCCGATTCCTCTTTCAATGACCCTACCGCGCGAGATGAACTACCAAGTTTGATATTCCCCTCAATCAATGATTTTAGTGTGCGACCATTTGGAGTATCAAGAACTTCCACTTCACCCCACACATCATTACCTTCCCACCATACTTTTGTAATGACATGCGACACTTCTCGCAAATTAACCAAGCTTTGATCTTCATGGTCCAAGCAGCCCAGTGCTCTTCTTTCATTTACAAGGATTTGATAATTTTTAAGCTCTCGTTCAAGAATGTCTTTGGGATAAATTCTTCCGTTTTGGTTTTTCACCGATGCGCGCTGCATTATTCCACGAAGAAGGATTTTCCCAGAACTATTGACTTCCTTATGATATTCGAATAAATTTGTTTCAACCAATAATTGAGTCATTATTTTGTTCCTTGTTTTACGCTTTCTCCAGATTGCTAAGAATATTATTATACACGACATCAAACATAACCGCTGCTTTTCTTGGAATTTCAAGACCATAAACTTTCTTAAGCTCCGCATCATTCGCAATCATTTCGGACACATGTGTGGCAACGGCTTTTGCGAAAGACCATAACATTGAATTTCGTTCATCCTCTGTTGGCGGTGCCACAAACATATCATTCATTGGCGGAGGAATTACAACATTAACCATAGAAGCCCCAAGATCGCTGCCACAACCGCATTGTTCAGTTAATTTCATTCGTTTATTAAATCTACCGGTCCCCATATCGAGGTCCATTGATTCACCAATCTTTCTCGGTTCATAAGTTATGTTTGGGGTCGAAGAAACTGATACTTCGCCAGTTGGCTCGTCCAACCACGCTTCAAATCCGGCAAAATTATATTTATCTTCCAATTTTTCGGCAAATTTGTCCCTCTGTTCCTTTGTATCAAAAAATTTCTCCCTTTTAACTTGCCGAGTATTTTTATCAAATTCGGACCATCGAATCCCCCATGAACCAACTGATTCTTTCAGTGTTTCGTATTTATCACTTTCACAAGTTCCTTCGGCTTCACCGGCATGATTATTTTTTGAATGGCTATCTTTTGGACATGAACCACTCTCCTCTTTATCAACTGTCAATTGTAGTTCTTCTTTTACGGCTGGCTTTTCATCACAGTCATGTAAGATCTGTAAGTCATCATCGATCCCGTCTTTGTTTTTGTCCTTTTTAGACGGTTTCTCTTCTTTATCTTCTTCGACTGCGAGATATTCGGCTAATCTTTTTTTATTACCACTCACCATCTTATTCTACTCCATTGTTCTCTTCTTTAATTATTTTCTCGGCCCTACGCAACTTCAATACCTCCTGTGCTTTCATCTCCATATTGGCAACTCGTTCACTAGTCTCTTTGGTAAGCCCTTTATTCCATGGATCAATTGGAATAAGTGAGAAATTATTGATCGGAGAACAGGTCCTTTATGGTCTTCATCAAAAGTTCTTTGTCAGCTTTAATTTTTATCGAACCACCAAAATCGTCTAAAATTATTAACCAACCGTCCATGGTTAAATTAAATTTTGGGCAGCAGCTACCAGGGTGACAGAAAGTGACGCTTTTTAATATTTTTAATTCATTGTCAAGCATTTTTAATCCTCTTTTTCCAAATCCATCACTTTTCCGGTTTTATCCCACATTATTTCATTATCCGGGTCATATACCTCGGTCATTTCTGGTTCTTGATCTTCACCAATAGAATCGACTTCCTCTGCATCTTCTCCCCCGCCCGCCATCCACGCCTTAACTGCTGATTTAAAGTCAGACGCCATAACAGTGGCTTTATATGGAATTTTCTGCCAAAAATACACAGTAAATCGGCGCAATTTTTTACCCCTTTGTTCTTTTATCAATTTTCTTACTTCGCTTAAAGTTGTTCGATAAATCTTTGTCATTTCCTTTATTTTTCCTCTCCCAAAATTAACATCTTTTCTTTTATCACAAACACGAATGATGAATAAATTTTCATATTATTTACACTGTAGCTGAGTGTTCCGTTTGCTTTTCCCGCCGCACTATCAAACTTATCTACTTTTATGGAATTGTCTTCAAGTTTAAATTGAGCAAAAGATGCGGCAAAACCCTCTTTTATCTGGCCCTCAAGAACACCGGCAGCTTCCGACTGTTCGTTTACAATTGATAAAATTTCAGTTAATTTTTTAGCCACGTATCGCCTCTTTGGGAAGGCCAGGGCGCTCTCCCGGACGCTCTATTTCATCTTTTAACATTTTATTAATGTGTCGCTTATTTGTTTGAATATATTCCCTAAATAATCGCTTTGCCAATTTACCAAATTCACTACCTTTTTCGTCCATAAACCATCGAGTGTTTTTACTGCGGAAAATTGACTCAGCTTGTTCAAGAGAATATCCGGCATCAAGACAAGCCTCAAGAATCGCATCACCAATCACATGTCCAACACGACCAAAAGAATAAGCATCCTGCATGTCATAGGTAGAACGACCAGCAAGACGGTCATCTTGTTCACTTAACAATTTTTTAAATTCACTGAGAGTTATTTCTCTATTTTCTTTAACAGGCGGTCTTGAATACTCAATTGAATCGCTAATTTCGATTACTTTCTCTTTCGGGGCATTGGTAATAACACGAAACGAAGACATTAGGCCACTTTTAGGATCGGGATCTCGTGGACCGATTCTCTCCATTTTAACTTCCGCTTCAAAACCATGTTCTTTCAAGGCATCCGCAAGCATTTGGGCATTACCCATGCCTCTAGATGTGCCATCAAATGTGAATATCATTCAAATTTGCCCTCCGGCGGTTCACCAGTTTTTCTCATAACATAATCGGTAAATTCTCTTCCAAAAATTTGTTCTAGCCTTTCATATGCCAAGTTTAAATCTCTTTCTGATAAGCGCCAAAAATTTCTGGCGTATTTTTCAATCATCATATTAACATCTTTTATGAATTCACTAGTAGAAACCCCCGATTTTTGCTCCCCAATTAATTTTTTCACTTCACTAAGGGTTGTTCTGTATATTTTTGTCATTTTACTGCCACCACCAACTCATCGCACAATTCTTGTGATTCAAGAAGAGTTATTAGTTTGTCCTTCATCGAGCAATTTTTTGCCTCTTTAATTTTGCCCACAAAAACCCTCATTTTCTTATTTGTATCTTCGCCAAATTTGTTTACACTATTTTCGATAATTTTTACATTTTCGGCCAATTTCTTATCGATGAAGCTAAAGTCACCATTCTGCGGCACATCAAGATATTTTAGAATCAATTCCTTTTGCGATTGCGGGACTTTTTTAAGATCTTCAGTAATTGAGTCCACCATCATAAGGAAATGAAAGTTTGGCTGTTTCCCAGTGTATCGACCACTATCATCAACATTTTCATTAAGTAGCAAATTAATGATATTTTCTTCGAGATGAATGCCATCAAGAGACTCATTAATTCCCTTGTTTCGGGCGCTATTAATAAACATCTGAATTGAAGCAAATAATTTGTAATCTTTTACTTTGTGATTATACATTTTTTCGCAGCCGAGTTTTCTGGCGTCCTCGATAAGTTTTGTTTTCTCGGTGTCCAATTTCTTTTCATCAATTTTGTTCGCAAATTTTTTTATCTCGTCAAGAACTTTTGTTATTACATTTCTATCTTTGCGACATTTAAGAATGACATTAAATAAATTGTCTTCCTCACACAGCATAGTTCCGGAGGCAAAATATTTCTTGGTCAATTCTATAACTTGTTTGGGGTCCTTATTATCGATAACTAATTTGGCAATTTCACGAGTGAGAAACTCTTTCAAGAGGTGTGAATTGCGCCGCTTATTATGTTTAAGCATTTTGGCTCACTACCTTTCCTTTTATAATTATTCTTTATTATTTATCTTCTTCAAATTCTAGTTCTATCTCTTCTTGGTCATCCTTCTCGCTATTATCATTCTGTTCATAAATAATGTTCTTTTCTTCTAATTCTTTTGGGTCAAAATCCATTGGAAGATTTATCTGCTCAGCAATTATAGTCTTGTCAGGAATTTTGTTGACTCTTCGCCAATCCAACATCTCCGATAGAATTTTCTTATTGCTCACGCGCCATTCTGTTTTTCTTCCACCAATTAATCTACTAAATGCGCCCTTGTCATATGGATCATTTGCCGTGTCGTCCTCATCACTTCCAACAAGTTTCGCGATATCTACCAAACCAGCATTTTGTTTGTTATTTGTTCTCTTTCTATTCTGACGATATGTAAGTTTCTGCTGGCGATCTCTCTTCATCTGTGCTTTCTCAAAGCCATCATTCGCGGCAGTTATTGTTTCCTCACCACCGCCTATTTCTGGAACTTCTATGCCGCCGCCAGCTTCTCCGCCGCCCCCAAGCTCAGCAGCACCTCCCCCGCCACCTAACTCTTCTTCCCCACCACCAGTAGTAAGTGGTGTTTTCTCGCCCGCTCCCTCTTCACCGCCACCTCCACCAAATCCTCCACCACCTCCACCCCCACCTTCTTCACCACCAGCCGCACCGCCAGAAGCCGCGGCTTTAATATATTCTATCTTTCCATCTATGTAGGCATCACGCATTCTGCCGTTGACTATCCTGTCCACTTCGTCCTCGCGAACATTGAAAAACTCCCGATAAACATATCGCCTATCAAACAGATTCTCATCGTGAAGAGCGGAGGCAACCTGAACCCTTCTTTCCATAAGTTCAAGTTTTTGAAGCGCAGCCATATTTGACGGATTTGTAAGACCGAGAGAAAAACCAAATAAATCTTCTTTCGAAAATCCACCGATGGCGATAAGATGGACAAGGGCAATCTTTGTCAACTCATTTACGAACGATCTTTGAATTCTTTCAATCGTCCTCGAAAATCGAATATCAAGGGATGCGAGAGTTGATTTATTTGCGAGATCCTCCTCGTAGGTAAGGTAGGCACGCGGAATACCAAGAGCAGCTATCAATTTTTTCAGTAAATACTCAACATCCTCAATGTCATTCACATGCTGACCACCGGGAAGTGATTCAATTTTGTTATTTGTCTCACCACCACGAACAGGGATGAAATAATCTTCAGAAACATCAAGCGGATCAAATCGTTGATCAATTTTACCACCACCAAGGGTCGACACAATATTTGTCTTGCGCAATTTTTCCTGGGCTTTTCGCATATAATCATCAACCGCTTCCGGTTTAAGGCCGGAAACATCCATATAAAATACTTTTCTCTCTGGGGCTCGAAGAACACGATAAACAAGCATCGCGTCTTCCATGAGAACAAGTTTTCTCCACAAAGGACGAGCACCCTCAAGATAGGAAGTTCCATATGGGAGGAATTTGTCTTGTCCAAGCAATCTAAAATGTGCCACCTGCCAATTTTCAAGTTCAAGATTTCTCGTCTTCCACACAAATTTAGTTTCTTTGGGATCCTGCGGTGTTCCCTCAATTCTTGTAAAATCATCAACCGGAATTGTAATAAGTTTTTGTATCCCATTTTGCGGATGAACATCGAGATACTGTGGATTTTCACCATATTTTATAAGCGACCTGACAAGATTCCACGCATAAAAATCAATATTAATAATATCATAAAATAAAATCTCAAGGACTTCTCTAAGTTTATCATTTGGGGAGTTGATATAAAGTAACTTGCCGTCCTCGGAACGAGAAGTGCACTCATCAGAAACAAGATTTAAAGCAGTATGAACTTCACCAACAGCCTCCATTTGCTGATACTCAACATATCGTGAATTTCGGGTTTGTTCTCCCTCAGTCCCATATTGGTCAGAAAGTGAAAACCATTGACTCGCATTAAGCATGTGCTTCGAGCCACCGAAATCATAACTGAATGAACTAATGTCTTCTTTCCGGTCGAAAGACGGCTTAATTTCTGTGGAAATCATTGATCCCCTGCGGAACATCGCCCACAGTCGTTTAAATACTGGTAAATTAAATTTAGGACCTCCCCTATCATGCGATTGATAAATTGTCATCTTATTGTTCTCCAACTAAGGTAAGCTATGAACTTACAATGTTCCGGCCTTATATCTCTCGATACCCGTTCTCCGGTATTTAGCGAGTGTAAAGTTATTCGATTAGTGTTAGAATATCCACCAATATAGGCTAATCCATATTTTGGGTGTTTAATCAACGAACCTTTTTTAAAACCAAGGGATCTAGTTCCCCCGTCTCGCTTCCTAATTCCGCCTTTTGATGGACACAATTTATGTAATTTCCTTCGATGAAATTGAAGGGGAACAACGAATAACATCTTTGTGTTATCCGGTCTAATATGGCCGCCCACATAATCATTTGCGAGAACCCAAGAATCGATACAATGAGCTTCAAACTTGTTTGACAATTTATGTTTTGTTTTCTTGAGTCCAAGACCATTTCGTATCGTAAAGGTTTCAAACCCAGTTTTACGATCAACCGAGGCTATCTTTTTCAATTCGCTATAGAACCAATTTTTTCCAAATTCTATTTGAGTAAACATCACATTCCATCTTCTTTGTCCTTTTTTTGTTTTCGCTTTTATATCTTCTATAACAAAATATGAAATTGGAAATATTTTATTCAGCCAATTAACAAGTCGTAATTTCCACTGCCATCGGGCCTTAGTTGAAGGAGCAAGAAAACTATTGCGATCTTTCCCCATGTTAAATCTTGGGGCTCGGCACGGAGTTTTTCTTTGTCTTCTATTCCTTCGCATCATCTTTCTTGTTTCAACATGTTTTGAAACCCACCAAACCGCATCTGCTTGGATATTAATAAAAGTGTGCGCGGTGCTTTTTACGGTGAGTCCTTCCTTCTTCGTGCCCGGATCTATCCCACAGGCGATGGGTTGGATCTTCGGCCCGGAAATTAATTTATTTAGTCGGACACAGAAAATTCCTTTATTCCAGAAGGGTGTCGCTTTCCCACTCCTTATCCACCTTTCTGCCCTCCATGGCGTTGTCGGCATAAGAGGCTTCCGGTCATGGTTTATGACCGGGACGTGTTGCCAAATTCGCTGTAAGCTGGCCCTGGCAAGCCGTGTTGTGTGCACCCCATCGAGACTGACCGACACGGAGGAAGAAGGCTTGGGGAGCACCCTCTTCACGCTCTTCCCTGCCACAGGAAGCCGGTTCAGTTGCCTTCGGGCGACCGTCCCATTGCCTTGCGATGGCAACGGGTCGATCTTGGCCACTCTAATCTCCCGTTTAATCTTCTCGTTTCGCATTAGCTATGTGCTACTCCTCGAAGACCCTTCCTCCAGATTGCGATAGGGTGGTTGATGGTCGTGAGTCTGATATATTGGCATCTACACTTATCCTCTTCTTTTAATTATAACCCGGAATTGATAACATGTAGGTTGGTGTAAGATGATCACAAAATTGTTGATTCAAAATGTGTATTTTCGGGAGGGGTTAGCCTTTTCCCGCATGCCTCGACGGCGCTTTCTGCCGTGTTGAAGCTCTCATTTCCTTCTGCTTCGGCAACTCGTTCGCCAGTCATGGACTGTAGATACCACGTCCATTTTCCTAATCGTGGCTCTCTATAAACAACAATCTTGCCAGCCTGATATTTGTCATCTTGTTTTATGAGCCACAACCTATATTCACGCCTCTTGTTTGGATCGAACCGAGATTCTCCGATTATTTTTAGGAATTTAATCATCCTCTTCTGATTCCCATTGACATCATGAATTGTTCGATTTCATTTTGAATGGCATTTTGTTTCGGCTGCTGCATTACTTGGTCTAGTGTTTCCCTGATTCTCATAAAACCAACCGGTTCTCCATTGTTGATGTTTCTGAATTTACTAAGATTTGTTCCATCCCCGTAAATTTGTTCATAAACATAAATGCCAATAGCAAGAGCAAGAACAAGATCGTCTGATTTATTCCTAGGGGCGCATGGCTTATCGCCCTTCCAAGAAAATGTCGTAAACTCATCATATAATCTTTTTGATCTTACTTTAATCTTCCCAAGTCTAAGGAATTCTTCAAGCCGCTGCATCATCACCGGTCTTGTCGTTCCGCTTGTTGTATGGCCCGCTTGCGCCTTAGGAAATGATGATAGGTCCCATCTTGAAATATACATCCCATTAAAAACGAAATAAAGATTCTCATATTCAAGCTTTAACATGTCCTGCATCACTGCCGAACCATAAGCATTTCTTTCTGGAACCACAAGAGCATTGTTATACATTCGCCCGACATCACAAAGCACTTTTGCGAATTCATCTGTCTTTATCTTGTGCTTATATTCCGCAACTACAGTCAATGTTTCTATATCAATTATTTGGAAGGTTGAATGATCAGAAGAATCGCCTCTCGCAACATCACACGAACAGATGAATTGCTTTCCCGGCGATGGAAATTCCCATATCCACATTTTGTTATCATATCGATATTCAATTGGTGTTTCAAATTCAGATCTTATGCGCTGTAAAATATCAGCATCAATAAAAGTAGCACCAGATTCAAGCAATTTACATTCGTATTCTTGACTAATTTCTTTTGGGCTTTTGCCCACTTTCATCTTGTCAAACCATTCCTGGCTATATCGGCGCGACCATGGATATTCGAAAACGAGGAATTCATTTGTCCCTTTTTGGATTTGGCCATCAACAAGCCGAGAACCATTTATAACGATATCGGCAAACTTACCACTGCCCCCCTTCGGTGTGCTAAGCACTATTAACCGGCCTCCAGTATTGCCACCAACAATACCATTTTGAAGAAATGTGTGTGTCCCCGGAACAGTAAGATCATAGGTAACGTTTTTTGACTTTTCTATTGACTCAATTGGCACCCACAAAAGTTTCTCATTAAGTAGCTCCCTCAAAACATTAGAATCGCCATCAAAAATGCCTTCTTCGTCGAGTATCCTACAAAAACTATTAAGCCACGGGTATCCAACATGAATTATTCGTTTGTTTGCGTTATATAATATACAATCCAATCTACAACCACATATTCTAAAATATTGTTTCGTCTCTTTATTGCACTTCTGATATAAGGACTTAATCAAAGGAGCTATAAATTTCAGTGGAATGTAAGAATTAGAATCGTTTCTGTTTTTGTTTTGTTTAATATAACACTTTAATTTGTTTTTTTTATAAAGAATCCTAAAATCGATTTTGTTAGCGAACATTTTGAAAAATTCGCTTGATATGGTTAAGTTCCACCCCTGATGTAACGTTTTCATGGACTTACCATGGGGCGCAATCCTATTTTGTTCTCTGGCCAATGTTTTATCAACGTTCTCCCGCTTACTAAGCGAAGACACAATCCCCATATTCAATAACAATTGTTGAACTTGTCCCAATAAATTTAAACTAGTGCTTACCAGTGTTATATCATATTTTGAAACACTTCCATCACCATCAAATAGAGCAGATAAATATTGGCCAATAATTTTTTCCGAACATTCAAATATTTTATTTGGAACTTCTTTTTCCCAAGCTCTAATCCCAGGTTTTATTCCGCACTCTTTAAACAAATTTACCAGTTCTTTAGAATAACATATTATACGGTCCTTGGGCCTGCTGGCAACAACATGAAACTGTTTTATAATTGTATTGGATAAATATACGTTTCTGAATTGTTCGTTAGTGTTTGTGATGGCAACCCCGCCGCATTTTTGTGGTTTATCAATGTGGCCTTCCGCTGTATATCCGCCGAGCATATAAGCAAGTTGTCCATCGATATGTGTTATACCCGGATGGTCAATATAATCATTATTGCCCCACAAATTACCACCGATTTTCATACCAACATAATCACCGGTCATCAACGAATCGGCAGAAATCATTCTGCCGCCAAATTCGGTCAATTTCATTATTGGATGATTCAGCGTAGTTTCTAATTTAAACCCATATTTAACTGTAAATTTCAATGTATCGCTTATTTGGGAAACAAACCCATGACTTATGTTTTCACACCCATTACGCCCAATAGTCTTGATGTTCTCAATTTCAAAAAATCCATTGGTTTTCCCAATACACAAATCTTTTATTTGTTTTATCCCCCCATCTGTCATTATATACGTGTCGCCACCAACACATGACAATGAAGGAAAGAGAGCCGTATATATTTCATCGAGATTGTCTATAAGTGCTGCTTCATCAATAACGAATAAAGATGCCGCCTCGGCCCTTCCAGTGTCTTTCTTCGAAGTTGGCATAGCCCTGACCCAACTTCCGTTAGACAAAGCAATTGTTCTAGTGTTATTTTTCTTAATGACCCAAAAATTCAACCATTTTGGGCATTCTTCGATAAAAGTTCGCACCATTTCAAGAATAACTTGAGCAATTTCAAGTTTCGTTGCCATATTAAAAATGTGACGATCTTTTCTAAAAATTAGGGACCAAGCAACGAATCCAGCAACAATTGTGGATAGACCAAGTTGCCTGCTTTTAAGAACTGCGATATTTTTTATCGAGTCATTGCGAAGATAATCAAGAATTTCTTTTTGGTAATCGAAGAGATCAAATTTTACAATACCTTTTTCTTCAGTCCGGATATAACCAAACTCAGAAAGGAAATATATGGGCGAGTTCGCACATTTAGTCCATTCGCTTTTTATTTGTTCTATCGGTGGCTTGGTATTTCGGTCTAACGAGGACACATTTTAATTATATGGACGAAAAGAGGCGGATTATTTATTAGAATATTCAATGGCTTTCTTTAACATCTGATCAATCATTTTTCTTTCGTCTTGTGGGATCTTATCAATATATTCGTGCAATATTTCACTAACCAAAATTCTTATCTTCTTTTCGCGCATCCTCGCCAGTCTACGGACAATTCCATATAAATCTTTTTCTATTCTAACCATGACATCAGTATCTTTTTTCATTCTATTGCTCCGTCTACTTCATTTTCAAAATAACAAAGAAATCACTCAATGATAATTATTTTATGGAACAAGAACAAACATCACAATCAACATCAATAAATTATAAAAACACGCCAGAAAACAAATGTAGCAATAATACCACCGGAATTATTTATGGACTCATTGATCCGAGATATGGGATAATAAGATATGTTGGAAAAACAATCCAAACATTAAGAGCAAGACTTGATCATCATATTGGTGAAATAAAACATTCAAACAACATAGAATGTTATCGTCACAATTGGTTTAGAAAAGTAATGTCATTTGGTGTCGAACCATTCCCAATCATTTTATTGACCGTTCCAATTAATCAACTTAATAATTGGGAAAAACATTATATTAAAATAATGGCTGAGGAATGCCATTTTCTTGGACATCCACTAGTTAATAGCACAATGGGAGGAGAAGGTGATGCGTTATCCAAAGAAGCCAGACACAAAATAAGCATTAAGATGCGCGGTAAAACCACCTGGAATAAGGGAAAACGCATGAGCAAAGAATTTATGGAAAAACGATGGACTCCGGAAAAACGACAAAATGTATCGGGATCAAATAATCCAGGATATGGAAAACACAAACCGGAAGAACAAAAATTAAAAATAAGTGGTGAGAAAAATGGAATGTATGGCAAAAAACCGTGGAATACTGGATTAACCAAAGAAACCGACCCAAGAGTAAACAAAGTTGTTCAGGAAGTATTAATTGGAAACAAATTCTCTATTGGCAGAAAATTATCAAGGGAATCCATTATGAAGGGAATACCAAAACGAACAAAGATAACTTTTAACGAAGTCATGGAGATAAGATTGAAATTTACATTGGGATTAACAACGGAACAATTAGCGGAAGAATATGGGATTCATCGCACATATGTCAAAAGAATAATAAATAAAAAGGTAAGAACGGAATATTAAGAAACATTAAAGAGACGGCGAACAG